AAAAGGTGTAGAGGCCGATGATAGAGTTGATAATAGAACTCCGAAAGAAAAACAACAAGATGCCGTTGCAAATATTGCAATATTGCAAGGACAAACCCCGTTGGTTAATTATAGTGTAGATGAAGCTATAAAGTATGGGTTTTATAAAAAAGGAATGATTTGGTTTAATACCGAAGGTCAGTTAATCGGAGAACAAGTATTTGATGAATATACTAAATCTCCAATTATACAATCAATCATAAAAGAAAATGCAGAGGATATAGAGGATGCTATTGTAAATGCTTTATACAATAGAGGATATCCATATGACAAAGATATTGAAAATGTAGCTAAAAAAGTTGCTAATTCTATAAAACCAATTGTTGGTCAATTAAAAAATGCACAACGTGTTGGTAGAGAAACTGCAAACTTAAGTGAGTTCTGGAGATCTTATAACGCAACCGATAACACTCCTAAAACTGACGTTATTATCAATGATTTTAAATCGTCTGTTAAATATGGTCCATCTCAACTAATGTCTGGTGGTAAAAATGAATCTTTGGCTACGTTTATGGCCGCTGTTGATTCAACTCCATCAGTAGACGCAGAAATTATTAAAAATGCAACCGGAATGTTAAACAACTTTGTTTCAGTCACTAGAACGGTAGAAGGTGGTGTTGAAGATTTGTTAAGAAAAAAACCATCTGATATTAAATCTGAATTAGAAAAGAAGGTGAAAATAATTGCGGATGCAGGCGATAAAGCTCATAAAGATTTAATGTTATATTTAGATACAGTGTTTAGTCAAAACCAAGCATTTAAACATTCTTTTGTAAGAGAGGCTATGACTGGAGAACACAAATTTTCAAATGGATCATTTGCGATTGCAAATTATATTTTATCGGTATCTAAGAATGGTGAATCAATTTATTTCAACCAAATCAATGACACGGTTGTCAATAGCGTAGCTAATTCAACAAAAGTTTCGGTAAGATTCAAATCAACTTCTGTTAAAAAGAAGGGTGAAAAAACAGGAGAGTATAACTTCTGGAGTGTAGTAGGTTTAATAGTTAAAGACTACAAGGAAAAGTATACAAAAATAAATGAATTATTAAATTCTGGTGATGTATTGACTGAAGGAATTGTTGATCAAGTTAAATTGTTTTTGCAAAATGTCTGGAAGTTTATCACAGATATTTATGAAAAGATTATTACATATATAAAACAAGGGTTTGAATATGTAATTGATTTCTTTGGTGTTGATTTACAAAATGAAGATATATTTGTTAATGGAATTGCTGGTGGTAATAACATAAATATAGATTTTTCTAAGATACTGAATGACAACACACCCGTATCTGAATAGACAAATATGAACGAACAAAAACAACTACTCTGTACATTTACAGATAGTCAAAAATATCAATCCGCAATACAAGGAGTCCAACAAACGTACACGTTGATAGATAATCGTATATTTGTTTTTGCTAATGAAAAGAATCTTCGGGAAATATATTTGACTTTCAATATTGTCAAGGACTTTAATAACAAATTAAAGTATCCCGGTACAATTGGTGTGCATAGAAAAAAACAAACAAACACTCTGTATACTCTTAATGCGATGAATAAATTAATTGCTGATGAGAACAATGGTGTGTTCGATAAAAACTTTCAATTGAGTTGGGATTTATACAAAGATAGTATCATTTTAACCAATGAAATCGGGGTTAAAATCGTTCCATTAAAATTATTTAATATCGTTTCTATTTGATATATATTACATGACGCTTGACATTGCTTTGTACCTAGTATAGAGTGATTCAAGTTGGTTACATCTTGATTTAAGTGAATTAAGAATTAACTAATTATCAATTAAACAATTAATAAATAAATAATTATGGGACTAGACATTAGTAAGCTAAAGAGCCGTTTGAACTCACTTTCAAACACAAACCAGAAATCCAACCTAATTTGGAAGCCAAAGCCTGGTAAGCAAGTTGTTCGTATTGTACCTTACAAGTATTCCCCTGAGAATCCATTTATCGAACTTAAGTTTCACTATAACCTAAATGGTAAGAGTTATTTGAGTCCAGATAGTTTTGGTCGTCCAGATCCAATCGTTGAGTTTTCAAATCGTTTGAAGAAGACCGGCGATAAGGAAGAGTGGAAGATGGGTAAGAAGATGGAACCCAAGATGCGTACATTCGCTCCTGTCATCGTTCGTGGTGAAGAAGGAGAAGGTGTAAAGTTCTGGGGATTTGGAAAGCAAGTCTATCAAGAGCTTCTAAGCATCATCAGCGATCCTGACTTCGGTGATATTACCGATCTCACATCAGGTCGTGACATTGTTGTGGAATTCAAGACTGGTGATGAATCAGGCAAGAGTTTCCCAGAAACCAACATTCGTGTTAAACCAAATACAAGTGTTGCTGTAGATCCAACCAATTCAAGTCTACTTGATGCTCTCAAGTCTCAAGTTAACATTATGGATCTATTCCCAGAACTATCCTATGAAGAACTCAAGGATGTTATGGATAAGTGGTTGAATCCTGACGAAACCGCTGCTGATCCTGCTGTAACAGCTACAGCAACGGACTCAGATGATGAAGCTCCGTTTCCAACCGCAGCTAAGACCGCAACAGCACCAAAGGCCGCTGTAACAGCATCTCCAACCGCAGTTAAAGCTAAGGCTGGATCAAGTGATGATGTTAACAAGGCATTTGATGATTTGTTTAACTCCTAAAAAATAAAAATAAGCCGGTGGAGTTTTTATACCCCACCGGCTTTCTAGTTATATACGTTATGGCAAAGAAAACAACAGAAAAAGATGATCTGCTAGAAAGATTGGCAGATGAACTCAATAAATCCAATAAAGAAGGTGGTAAAGTTGCGTTCTTTTTGGATGAACAAGAAGATCCATCAACAATTAGTGATTGGGTAAGCACTGGTTCATCAATGCTTGATTTAGCGATTAGTAATCGTCCTCACGGCGGTTTGCCAGTGGGACGTATCGTTGAATTAACAGGCCTTGAAGGAACTGGAAAAAGTTTGGTCTGTGCGCACATTGTTGCAGATACTCAACGAAAGGGTGGTAAAGCACTATTCATTGACACAGAAAACTCTGAATCCAGAGAATTCTGGAAGAGTTTGGGAGTTGACTTGGCTAAAAGCAAGTTAATGTATTCTCAAGCTGAGACTGTAGAAGATATCTTCGACAGAATTGAAAAAGCAATTACGTTTATCCGTAAGGATTATCCAGATTTGCTATTAACAATTATTGTTGATTCTGTCGCAGCTGCTTCTACAAAAGCAGAACTAGAAAGTGATCATGGTAAGGATGGTTATGCTACTGGTAAGTCAATTATTATTAGCAAAGCAATGCGTAAGATTACCAACATGATTGGTCGTCAAAAGGTATTGTTGATCTTTACTAATCAGTTACGTCAAAATCTAAATGCTATGGCATTTGGTGACAAGTATGTAGTAAGTGGTGGTAAGGCTCTAGCTTATCATTGCAGTGTTCGTGTACGTTTGAACAATACAGGCAAACTAAAGAAGGGTGAAGTTGTCATTGGTAACGAGTGTAAAGCCGTTGTGATTAAGAATCGTATGGGTCCACCACAACGTCAGGCTGCATTTGATATCTATTATGACAGCGGAATTGCCGACTTTAGTAGTTGGATTAAAGTTATGAAAGATGCTAATCTTGTAAAACAGGGTGGTGCATATTACACGTATCAAAAGTCTGATGGTACTGAATGGAGATTCCAATCAAAGGATTTCATTTCAACATTACAATCAGATCCAAATCTAAAGGAAGAAATTTACTTGAAGATTTGTGATGCATGTATCATGAAGTACAAAGATCCAAACAGCCAAATCGTTGAAGATGCACAAGTATCTACAGACGAAGGCGATGCTGGCGAAGAATAATGAGTGGATTCACTTCCAGTGAAAAACAAAGACTGTTCTCTCTTTTTGAGAACGTAAAAGGGGGTGTCGGTGATAGTGGTATTCAAAAAACTACTAACTCCGACATCCTCTTAGTCGATGGATTAAATACTTTCATTCGTTCGTTTATGGCTGTGCCATCGATGAATGATGATGGAATGCATACCGGAGGAATTGCTGGCTTCCTCAAGAGTATTGGTTATGCTATTAAATTAATTAATCCAACTAGAGTAATTGTCGTATTTGATGGATCGGGTGGTTCACAAAAACGTCGTAAGATTTATCCCGATTACAAAAAGGGACGTAAGACAAAAATCAAGTTCAACAGAACATATGAAGAATTGAGTTCATCTGAACTTGAACAGAAAAATCTTCAAATCGAATTGATGCGTTTGGTTAGTTATCTTGAAGTATTACCAGTAACTGTAATGGCTATTGATAATATTGAAGCTGACGATACTATTGCATATTTGGCTGAAGATACGTTCAAGGACAGCAACGTAACTATCATGTCTACAGACAAAGACTTTCTACAATTGGCAAGCGAAAGAGTTAAGATCTGGAGTCCTGTCAAAAAGAAAATCTTTGGGTGCAAAGAAATTGTAGATGAATATGGTATTACATGCAATAACTTTATCTTTTACAGAGTCTTGGAGGGAGACGTTAGTGATAACATTCCTGGCATTGATGGCGTTGGAATAAAGCGAGTTCTTCAGGCATATCCATTTTTGGCTGACGATAAACAAGTAACATTGCAAGAGATCTATAATTACTCTGAAAATTACAAGAGTAAGTATAAAATCTATGAACGTGTACTAGATAACAAACTCTTAATTGAACGTAATTATGAATTGATGCAATTAAAAGCTACAAGCATTCAATCATTTACGCAGTTAAGAATTGAGGAGATAATTAAAAAACAAGTTCCTAAGATTGATAAGATGACATTCAGCAGACTTATCACTGAGGATAAAATGTGGAATAACCTACCAAACTATATGGTATGGTTGAATGAAACTTGGGGCAAACTCAATAGTTTCGTATTGTAAGATCGATAGTTTATAAAATAAGTTGGATTCTACACACATCGGTGTAGACTAAGGGTGTCGTATTAACAAAACATAGAAAGAATATATCATGAGCGAAAAGCATATTATTGACAACTTGAAGAAGTTTGGAAGTGAGTTTCAAGTTAAGTGTATCTCAGGTCTTGTATCCGATAGACCATTCATTGAACGTATTAGTGACATTGTAGAAGCAGACTTCTTTGAAAGTGATGCTCACCAATGGATTGTCAAGGAAAGTATTAAGTACTTCAACGAATATCGTGATCTACCAACACTCAATGTGTTTAAGGTCAAATTGGAAGTAGTTACAAACGAGGTTCTTAAAAAGAGTATCGTAGATAATCTAAAGTCAATTTATCAAAAGATGAATGACGGCGATCTAAAGTTCATCAAGGAAGAGTTCCTTGAATTCTGTATCAATCAGAAGCTAAAGAATGCCATCATGGAAAGCGTTGACTATTTGAAGATTGGTCAGTATGAAAAGATCAAGACCAAGTTTGATGAAGCACTAAAAGCTGGTATGGAACGTAATATTGGTCATGACTATGGCGAAGACGTTGAGAAACGTATGACCGTAATGGCTCGTAGCTCTATCAATACCAAGTGGGAAGTTATTGATGGTTTGATGGATGGTGGTCTTGGACCTGGCGAACTTGGAATTATTACAGCTTGTGCTGGTAGTGGTAAAAGCTGGGTACTATGTAAACTAGGTGCCGAGGCTATGAAACAAGGTAAAAATGTAGTTCACTTTACTCTAGAGTTGAATGAAAACTATGTTGGTCTACGATATGATGCTTGCTTCACTGGAATTGATTTCCAAAATATTCGTAACAACATCTCAACAGTTCGTGAAAAGATTGCACAAGTGCCTGGTAAATTAATCATCAAGTACTTTCCAATCAAGACCGTATCAGCTCACAGCTTGAAAGCTCATTGTGAACGATTGGCCATGTTGGGTACCAAGGTGGATATGATTATTGTTGATTACGCAGATATTCTTCGTCCAATTAATAGTGATCGTAATAGTAACAGCTATCAAGAAGCTGGTGGTATTTATGAAGAGCTACGTGGTGTAGCTGGTGAATTGCAAGTTCCTATTTGGAGTGCTT